TATTGATTACTACTTCATCTAATGATTTTTGTTTTTCATACTCACCAACATATTGTTCGGTTGATACTGATGCGGCACATCCCATAAATTGTACACCCACACTAAACAAAACCACTCCTATGAATAGTTTCCAAAATTTACTCATTGTTATCTCCTATTTGAAATCTGCCAATGGGTCTTTTAGTAGTTTTTCTAAACGAGTGATTTCACCTTTGAGTTTATCAATCTCATTTTCTAACTTAACTATATCTCCATCATAAGATTTTACTTTTGGTGTTTTTAAACCATCTACTTTTTCTCGTAGATATTTAAAATCTTCATCATATTTCTCGAATTTTTCTGCTACCATTTCTACATCAGAAGCATCAGCGAATCCTTGAACTACTTCTTCCAACCCATCAATACGACCAGTAAAACTATACCAACCAGCGATGACGGTAGAAAGAAAAGTAACAATAGCAATAATATTGTTAATTGATACTTTGAATCCTTTTGATTTAACTTCTTCAATAGCTTGCTCTATATCCTTTGCCATTTTACAACTCCATATTTATTGTTATTAACATTGTGTTTTTCAATGGATGAGTATCATTACCTTGTAACACTCCAATCCCAATTTGATATTTATCATACGATACTTCCATTCCTAATGATGGATAATTCAATCTGAAATCTACATCATTATAATATCCAGCTTTAAATTTTATCCAATCATTCCCTCTATTATATTGATATGATATTCCTTGTCCGTGTGTGTAATATCCTTTGAGAAAGTTCCATTGATTATAAATATCAAAATCTTTTATAGGTATGTGTAATCCAATATTTAAACTTGATGGATTGTTAGTATCAACATTACCTATTCTAGCAGCATATCCCCAATTTTGTAACATCAAATTGAGATTAACTAAATTATAAAGTTTTTTAAAATGTAAACCAGTATCAACTAAATATCCAGTTCCTTTTTCTGTATACAAATTGTGGTTAACTATTTTTACGTTAAACCCAATAGTAACATTTTCTAATTTTTCTTTTTTATAATAAAGTTCAGTTCCCCATCCAAGTGAATAAACTGTAGAACGTGGTGAGAATACACTTTGTACTTGTCCCATCACATCTGCTTCTAATTGTTCTCCGTAATTAAATTGTAGTAAACTTATGTGATACTCACCATACTTGGCTTGAAAATAATTCCACCCCATATCATCTACAATATTAGTCATCCAATTTACTTTTGTGAACGCTACGTGGATAGTACTATCTGTATTTAGAATATTGTAAGCAGGATTTCTGTAATATGTAGACATACCACCAATCATCATCTCGTTAGCCGTAGGTGATATTGTTAGTAAACTATTTACTTGTCCTAATAATTGACTACTAATAGAAAGTATGAAAACTATTAAAAACATTATCCAAAATTTGATATTCTTTTTCATTTTTCTTTTCTCTCTCCTAACCATATTACAAATTTCATTAAACAATACATTCCGATTGTCGAAAGAAATATTAGTAATAAAAAGTCAAACGGATTCATTATCCAGTCACCGTAAACTTGTTAGCTTTTATTTTGTTACCAGTTTGTAATATAAAAATATAAACACCTGGTTCTAATTTTTTATGTTTTTGATAAACACTTTGTTCAGGTAACCAAACACTTGGTACGTTACTAAAATCAAATGTATGTATACCTGGTGCCACCATCTCATCCAATAGTTTACCAACATACTGACCATTAGAATTTAAGATGTATAATTTTACTTCTTTTAATTCATCAACATAAAATTGAAATCTTGTAGTTTCAGAAAATGGATTAGGATAGTTATAAGTTATTTCATCTTCTTCTGGTTCTCCACCACCAAATGCCCAATACTTATTCCATACTAATACTTGACCACTCTCACGATAAACTGTTAAATCTCTTCCACTTGGATCACCAGCTGAATATTTTCCAACAAATTCAATTGGTGCTTGTGTCCATTCTGTTGCTGGGAAATCAGCTCTGAATAAAAGTTTTAACGCGACTTGTTCTTCATCAATCCAATAGTTTTGTGGTGCGTTACCTGGTGAATAATCCATACCACCAAATGATACTTTTCTCCACCCATCATCATTTTCTGTATGAACATTCACATAAGTAAACCACGGACCTGGTAACTTACCCGTGTTCATATCAATAAATTCCAACTCATCACTTTTAAATCTTATTTCAAATTCTAATCCAGCTACATTTAAACCTTTTGGATTTATTCTCAATGGTACTTCTATAATATCACCACTACGAACACGAACTGTAGAATCTTGTGGTAATGTAAAATCAACATCGGATTCCTCAACCATTATTCTATTCAACCAAGTACCTGGTGCATTTCCATCACCCCAACGATAAAATGTAGAACCATTAACATCAATATATCCATCTGCGTTATCACCAGGCTCTTTTACTTTTGTACCAGTAGTGTTTACATCACCTGTAAAATAATATTTTATACTATCGATTGTGTAATCAGGATTTACATCATTACCATATACAGATGAACCACCACCTATACTAATTTGTAAAGTATCTAATCCAGTCTGTACATCATTCATCAATGGATTAATAACTTCAATCGCACCAAATTCAAGTGTGGTATCCTCTACTAAACTATCATCCCAAAAAACAGTAAACTCATATTTTTGTTTACCCCATTCTTCATACCATTGATAATTTAACCATTGACCATTTTCTTTTAAAGTATCTATTGTAGACCAGTTTTGTAAACTATCTCCATTTAAGTGTAAATACTTTGGTAAAATTTGTGAAGTATATGCCCATATAAAATATGAATCATTTAATTGAAATAAATCATCACCATCTACATCAGCCACCAAATATTCAGCTGCAGTTAAAGTATCAACACCAACTACTGATTTCCATTTATTACTTTGAAAATTAAAAGATGCAATTGCATCATTTAAGTTTGTTATTTGATATCTATCCATTTCATATTGAGTATGGTCTTCTATATCATCAAGAGAATCTGGTGGATAGAATGACATTCTGTACACATTATTTCTTGGTAACATAATATTATAATATCCTCTATCATCTGTATACGTTGTATCATAATAACTTACACCTAAGAATCCTTCACTTGGTAATGCCTGGTCTGCGGTAGTACCTTGATTATCATAATAGTAAGTACCATTATCATCACCAATAATATCATCAGTTGTTGTTTCATCTGTTAAACTTGTAACATCACCAACTGTTTCTATGTTATACCAACTATTATTATCTTGTGGATTACTTTGGTCTAACTCAAATCGTATCTTCCAATAAGGATAAGTGTTTTCTGCACCTCTATCATTACCTTGTATATATCTAAAGTATCCCTCGATATTAACCAACTCTGGATGTAAAGTTATATCTCCACGAGCACCACCATCATAAGTTCTATCATTGACTGTAGAGTTTCCCCAATTACCATCAATATAAACTTTGTAATCTAATGCGTAATCATCCGACACATATGTGTAGTATCCTTGATTACCTTCATAAAATGTGGCAACTCTAAAAGACCTTGGTGCATAATCATCAACCTTATCTTCTATTTTAAAATTTAGTTTTACAATTTGTTTCTGTACTCCATTACCACCACCAAATTCAAATTCATTTACATTATGTGATACTGCAGTAATTCTTAACCAATCATAATTTGAATTATCACCTTGTGATTTTTCATTATCAGCACTTTGTAAAGAATCAATATACCCAACATCTGAATAGTGAACAACTTCATATGAGTAATCAGCACCTAATGTACTATCACCCTCTGTACCAGTTAGTAAATGTGCACCTTTAATTACTTCAGTATCTTCGTGACTCCAATCAATTAAATCATTATCAAAAACAATATCCAATCTAAATGTAGATATGTTAGCACCATTATCATCAAGTGTTACTTCGATTTGCATTACCGAATCTCTCCACGCATCAAAGTTATTATTTGCATATGCCGCGTTATTTATATCATCAGCCAAATAAGTTTGTAATTGGTGCGTAACACTCTGTCTCCACCACGTACTTGGTGTTTTATAAGTACCAATTTGTTTCAATCGAATAATCGGTTCTTGTGCCGAGACGATACTACCCAACAATAGTATCATACTTAAAAACTTTTTCATCAAAGTCTTCCTAAAGGTTTATGTGTTTGTGTAAACTCCCTATCAGGACGATAGAGTTTGGCGTTCTTTTATATCGCTATAATAAATATAATATATATTAATATGATTATGTGTTATACGTCAAATCTAACAACTACTGAAGTAACTACATCTTTACTCAATTTAACTGGTTTAGCCAACTTACCTACGGCCAATAATTCAGAGTTATCATTGTAGAGTCCGACTGTTGTTAGATATGGTAGAAATTGTGAATGAGTTACAAACCCCTGTGCGGTATCTGATGCATTATAGAAACTAAGAAAACTACCAGTACCATTTGTTGGTTGGTCACCTGGTGGTAAAAACTTAAACATATCAGTAGTACCTTCTGGTATTGTTATACTACCACTTCTACCTGGCATTACATTTGGATTAAATGAAGTATTAAATTCGTTTGGTTGGATTCTAACAACATACTCGTGTTCATAAATTGTACGAGTACTTCTATATGTTAAATCGTGCGTTTCAGTTCCAGCATTATCTAATGAACCTGTATCTGTTATAACTAAAATTCCGTGTTGATATATTATATTACCAACTTGTGAACCACTTCCATTAGATAATATTCCTTGATTTCTATCAAACGAACTTGATTTATATGCGGCGAAACTAGCTGAATGAGCGAAATCATATAAGTTACCATTCCCATCATCTCGTATATCATAGGTTACACCACCAGTAGTTATATTAAATCTTACAGATTCTTTTTTAACTTCTTCACCCATCATATTTCTTGGGATAGAAAATATTTTAGCCCTATCGTGTAATTCTCTTTTCTCTTTTTGTGTATTATTATTTCCGAAAGTTCTGTATGGTTCATCATTTTCATAATACATATTTCTTACCCAATACCAATTTGGTATTTCATAATATGTACCAAGACCATAATGTTGTCTTGAAGATGTATACTGACCAAAACTTTGTGAGGCCGCAGAACCCGTTAAGAAATTGTGAAAAGAACCACTTGTAGCTTTAAGTGCATAATGTCCACTCCCACTATCATTTTGTGTGAGATTGAATTTCTTGTAAGCTTTAAATGGCTTTATTGACTTATCTGATGGGTCAATGTTTTTTAACATTTTTTACCCTTTAGAAATCAAGTTTTACTTTTATTATAGCTTCTCTTGAATATGATTTAAGAACTGGTTTACTTAGTTTAGCAATTGCCAATAGTTCATTTGAATCGTTATAAAGTCCAACTTGTGTTATAAACACTTTAGGGTCTTTAAAGAAACTAGCTTGTGTGAACGAACCATCTGAACCAGTAAAGAACGTTGGGTTCGCACTAAAGTTATATCTTTTATTATTCACCCTACAGAAAAAGTTAGTAGAACTAATTTCTTCTTCTCTACGAACTTGGAATTTAGCACCATCTACAATCTTATTGAAAAGTTTTCGTGGATTGTTAGCAAATGCATCGGTGTTTCTACCAGTACTTAACGCAACTGTAGAATCCAATTGTGATGCGTTAAATACAAGAATACCTAAATCAGGATAGAAGTTACCAATCGCTCCACCAGTTTGTGAAGCCGCGGCTGTTTTGATTACAGCTCTACCAGTTTCAATTGAACCACTAACGATATTAAATACTCTACCACCCTCATTAACGGTCGCAACATTAGTTGCTCCACTATCATCAATAAATTTTCTTTTAGCGGCACCACTACCAAGACATAGTTCCCAATTACCAGGATCAACTTTTTCTCTCATTCTACTTCTGTTAAATGATACAAAATAAATATCATCAGAAGAACTTGGAGCACCTGTAAATGAAAACTTCTCAGTTTGTGGTGGTAACAATACACTAGCGAATTGTCTATACATAGCCGCACTTTCTCTACCACCTTTAGCCAACTTTGTAGTATTACCAGCCGAACCACTTCCTTGAAAGTGTCCATACCCAATATCAAACTGAACTTCAGCGGTTGATGGTGATGTTGCGGGGTCTTGATGGTAAATGTGTAAAAACGAACCAGTAGCCTGTTGTGTAGAACTTGTAAAGAATGATGTTAAAGAACTTGCACCGCCACTAAAAATACCACTCGATACTTTTACTTTTTGATTTTCTACTACATCATTATTATAATCAAATCGTGTAAATACTGACATCATCTACTCCTTATAAAGTACTTGGGTCTGCTTTTACTGTGATAACTACATTGAAAGTAGCTCCAGTAGCGAGACCTGTTACGGTTAGGTTAGTAGCAGTATCTGTGGTTACACTACGTGATACAACATTAACTTTAGAACCCGTCAATGTTATAGAACGTTTTCTTTCTTCTTCATTCAAGAATACAGGAGTAGTTGCACCAGTGTTCACGGCCAAATCAGCCAACGTTGAAGTGTTCATACCTGGTACGTTGAATATGGGAGCAACTCCAGCACTTCCGTTTTGCATTAGTGGGTTGAAACCAGGACCACCACCTACTACTGTAGAAGTTCCTGTGTTTACAACTGGTGTAAGATTTGCTATTGTAGCATCGTGTAATGTGAATGAATATCCTGCTTCCGCATCACTACCATTTCTCGTGTTAGGTGAAACAGTTTGTGTAACACCTGGTCCATTGAAAGAAAGGTTTGGTGATGGTATTTCCAATATTGGAAGTTTTGCAGTGTTCTTTGGTAAGGTAACAAGTTTGTACCTCATAATTTGATTCTCATCCACGAAGGCTTCTAATAAAGGCATATTCTCAATAACTGCCCCATAAAAATTTGAACCATTCGGGTGAGCCGTATCCCATAATCTGTAATCGACTTCATCATCAGCAAGTGCGAATTTTGTAATTTTGAATTCGTCTTGTCCTCTTGCTAATAACTCTCGACCTTTTTTGGTTAATACAGCATCTACCGTTACGCTTGTATTATTTAAAAATCCCATATTTTAACTCCTATTGATAATGAACAAAGACGGTTGTTGTTCTTATATAAATATAATCATTCAACATTTTTAATCAATTTTTAATTGAGAATCACCTGGCTCTTGTGTTACAAGTTTAGTAGGTGATGTTATTGTAATCTCAACTGGATCTTTACCATCTATTGTATTTTTCTTTGTTGTTTTTGTTCCTATGTAAAACGTTCTGAAAAGTTTAGTACTATAAGCTTGACTTTCAAATTCAGCTCGTTCAAACGAAGAACTATATTGATACATTCCATTGTATCTAAATTTTTCTCCAAAACCATTCGCGGTTGATACTGAAAGTGAACCTGTATAGTAAGGTACTTTTATTTCATTATGTTCACTCAACCTCGAAGAACTAATAAAAGGTTGTAACGTTTCTTCAAATTCTTTTTCAATCGCACCAAACGTAATACTAGCAGTTGCGTATAAACTACCATATTCACTCGTTGGATTTATTTCATTTATTTTATTTAATGTTGGTAAACCTAAAATACCTAATGAACCACTTTCAAAATTTCTTACATTTATACCACCAGCATAATTTGGATACTCACCACTCAATTGTACTGAACCACTATCGGTAGCGTTTATATCAACTCCGATATCAAATATATTAGCATTCTCAAAATATGGATTTTCAACTTCTGGTTTTTTACCAATAACTTCTTTAGAACGTTCAAGTATATTAGGTTCTATTAATAATCCAAAATTATAATTAGCTCTAGCAGGAATTAATTTACCAGCAGTGTTCCAAATACTTTGGTCAAAATATTCTATGATTCTCATATAATCCCAAAAGTTATTTGCGGATTTATATTTTTTCCAATAATCTCTTTGTACTTTATCTAAACCAGTATACGTGTATCTATATTCATCTTTTGGATTTCCTATTTGGTCATCTATATTAAAATCAGCCAAACTATACATTATATCTTCATTAACCACATCAACTGGTGAAAATTGTAGTGATAATTTATTACTATCTATTGGTGCAAAATCTTGTGATGATTGTTCCTGTCTTACTTCTGGTGATAAATTACCACGTAGTGTTGTACTTTCTAAACGTATCTTTGTAGCGTTTCTTCTATTAGGTCCAATGTTTGGTACTTTTAATTGTTCTAAATCAACTAAACTTCTAAATGAGTTACCAGTAAATCCAACTGCACTACCTGATAAAATACCATAACTATTTTTAAATGATTTATCATCAATCGCTTCAGTATAGGTTTGTAAGTTTACGTTATCACCCAAATCTAATCTAAAAATTAAATTATCATACGCGGATGATGTAGTGTTACCATTATAAGCTTTTGGTGCTCTAACGTGGTTATCAAAAACACTCTGTGATAAAGGTTCACTCCACAATCTAAACTCTTGTAGAGAACCACTAAATTGTACACCATAAAATTTAGAACTTGGTTTACCACCAAGATAAAAATTTGTACTCGTAGAAAATTTCGTGTTAACACCAGCAGTACTTGAATTAAAACTTGAAGAATCTTGATATTGAATTACCTGTCGTGTTGAATCATATTGTTTTGTTGTTAATTCGTATTTAATATTTTGAGTAGTAGTATCAGCAGTTAAATCAGCTCCACTAGCTGATTTTCTTGTTAACATTACACTCCACATCTCATCATTGTATACAGGAAATAAAGATGAAGTTAAATATTGAAAACTCGAACCACTCAAAGCAAATTCAACATATCCATAATCATCAGGTTGACCATTATCTCGTAATGCGATTGCCCAATTATCTTCGGCCTCAAGTATAACTTGGTCTTTGGATTTTGGTGAACGGAATCTAAACTCTACTGTTTGTGGTTTAATACTACTTTCAGTATCATTACGCCAAGGAAATCTAACAGTCTCACTTGATTTAAAATCTAAGGCGTATGAAAACTTTCTTTTCATTTCATACGATACTCGTGTACCAACATCAGGTCCACCAAACTCACGTATCCTTAAAATACTACTTGGTATACCATAACAATTTACTAATCCTTTTAACGCCCTTTGAGTACCTTTGTACTTCATAAAGAAAGGCATATTAGTTAAAATTCTTTTCCATATCTCTTCAGTTAATTCTTCTTGTGGTGTTTCGTATTTATCAGAACCATCAGCACCTTTACCTAATAAGTACTCAGGTATTATTACCAAATCATTACCACTACCAAGTTCCATTCCCATACTCTTCGCAACTTGTTGTACTAAATCTTTAGATATACCCTCACTTAGTTTATTTGTTCTTTCATTAGTATCTGTAAAATGTCTAACATAAGTCCACACCTCATCAAATTGTTGACCAACCATATCCATAAAATCTAAGAACGCGTTATTTTGTGTATCGGTGTTTATGTGTTGTGGTAAATGTCCTACAAGTCTATCAGTATTATTTAAATCAAATATAGATGCACTATTAATCATATTATCATACCAATTAGTAAATATAGAATGACTCGTATGATAATTTATATAAGGTTTAGAATTATTATGTTTTGGTACTGCAACATCGTGAAATTGTCCAATCGATGAACTAGCATAAGATGAACTTTCAAAATACATATAATGTTCAAATGGGTCAAACGAATTAATAACTTGGTTTTTACCAACATCATATCTATCTTTAGTAACCGATGAACCAGTTACATCAGTAACACCCGCACTTTGTGAAGTGTAGTTTTGTATTAATTCTAATTTCTTTTTAAAATTTTCAATTCTTCTTTCTGCACTACCAAAATGAACAAAGTTACCAAAACCTGTATCATCTTTATCTATACCAAGTTGTTCGGTTCTTTTCTGATAATCAATGTTTAATTGTACATCAAGTAAACTACCACTAAATAATTTATTTTTTATATCTTGTTTTGTTTCATCATCAGTACCCAACAAATCGTTAAATGTATTATATTGAGTACTTCTAAATTCAATTGGATTATCAACTGAATTTAAATTAGGAACTCTTAAATATAACACATCTGGATCTTCTTCAACAAAATCAACTAACTTAACCATATCAGTATAAGGTTCTAATTTCTCTTGAACAAAATAACAAGTATCTAATTCTTCAATATCATTTGGTAGTTTATCATAAAGTTTAAATATTTGAGAAGTTCTATCCGCATCATTATCTTGACCACTCTTACTATTAATAACAATAAAGTATTGGTCACCAATAACCATATACGTGTTTAATCTTTGTATTTGTTGTTTTTGGTATTGTACATAAAATCTATCAAATATATCTGAACTTCTATCTTCACCAGTATTGTTAAATTGATTTGCCAATTCTTCATATGACATATTTATTTTAACTCTACTTGCATCCAACACTTCTACGATAGTAGCGATTAAAGTTCTTGGTACTTGTGTAGTTTGTATTTGTGCTGGTGGTGTATTTTCTGGTATTGGTTCTACCTCTGGTACTGGTTGTGGATCAGGATGTGGTTCATCAAGAAAAAATTCATCATTAGTTGGTATAGTTGTTGTTGGTGGAACATCTACATCACTATCAGATGGTGAAAATAGTTCTTCATTCAGAGCCATTCTAAATTTATTTCTACTATGTAAAAACTCTTCGTTACTTTTCCACTTACCCATTGTAGCACAAATAACATTATTCGCAACGATTGTATGACCTCTATCTAAAACTAAATTGTAAACATCAGAAACTGTATTATTAAATTTATATGATTTTAATTCATCAGCTCTATACCATCTACCATTATGTTTTATTGGATGACCAGGTGTAACGTGTAATCCTTTATAGTTAATCATATTGGCACCACCATATGGTTTTGGTGATTTAATAACTTTTTTTATTTTAGCAAAACCAATTTCAGTTTTAACTTTCATACCTGGTTTTAAAAATTTTATTGGTACACTTCTATTATTACTTAATTTTATTTTAGTGTTTGGGTGAAAACAAGTTTGTGAAAATAAATCCATCAAACTTTCAGCACCTAAAACAAAGTTAGCTGGTACGTTATCTGGTATTGGTAAATTAGGTGGTGCAATATTAGGTGGTGCACCAAGAAATGTTTCAACTGTATTTTCAAAAACATTTGGTATATTGATTTGTCCACCAACCATATTATCGTTGAATCCCATATCAGTATTATGAAATGTTGCGATTAAAATTGTTGGGTCTGTTAAATCAAATCTTATCTTACCAGCATTTTGAGTAGTTTTTGGAAAGAATACTGTTGTTTTACCTATACCTAAAAAATCACTTTTATAAACTCCATTGTTTATATCTTGTAAATCAACTTTTACTTCTTTTCTATTTGGTGAAATCTCTTTTATATAATATTGTAATTTTTTAGGATATAATTCACTTAGTGTTTCTGATGCACCTTGATTTTGAAAATAACGAGTTTGTCCATTTATAACTTTTACGTTAACTTTGTGTGTCCAAACTTGACCAGTAGCATCAACAAATACATCTTGTTCACTACCAGCAATTCTTCTTAAAAATAAGTATTGTACTTTATAATCACCAGAACCTAACCCCATTTCTCTAAGGTGTGTTCCGATATCAACTAAAACACCATCATCATTAAATTGTAACGCACCGATAGGAAATACAGCATCTTGGATTGGATTATCTTCAACATCAAACACGTAGATATGTACATAATCTCTAGCCGAAGATTGACCATAGTTCGTAAAATATTTTACATTACCCTCTAGCTGTTGTTTATCTTTTTCTTTTAAAGAATTAAATTTCATTATGAGATTTCCGTAAAATCTAATTCACTACCGAAAAACCTATTAACGTTTTGTCGTGTAGCTGATTTTTGTTTTAGTTCAAGTTTAACGTACATATAAGGTTTATCAATTGATACACCAGGATTATCAGGATCTTCATATGATAGTAAAAAACCTCTTTCATCTCGTAATGGATTATTAGAATCTACTGAACCCGATATCGCGGCTCTCTTATATTGTTTTTCCATTTCTGCGAGAAGTTTTTGTTTATCAGCATCTTCAACGTTTTGATAAAAATCGTTGTTTGTAATTTGGTCTTTTGTTAATGGCATTTTACCTCACCACTCTAAATTCAAAATTATCATCATATATCATTGATGTTTCATCTGCACCACTACCACTTACTACTTTGATTAAAAATCTATAACCTCTCTCTGGCATAAATCCATCCATCCAAAGATTAAAATAATTTCCTGTACTATCACAACTAACAATTGAACCTGTACCAAATGGTATTATTGTATCTTCAGTTTCAGCATCTTTTACTGAATAGTAAGTTCCCTGTCCAATTGACTGACTACCACTTGGTAGATACTTTACAGTCAATGCTGCTGGTGTGGTATCAAATCCACGAGTAGGATACAATTCTCTACCAGTAATTCTAAATTTAACTTTTGATTTTTCTTTGTACTCTGGTTTTAAATTATTAAAATAAACTTTTAATCTATCTAAGTCTGTAGAACCCAACGCACTCAAACTACCTGTATTCCAAGAACTATCATCCCATTCCACTTCTAATTTTGGTGGATATATTGTATGAGTTTCACGTGAAAAATAAATCAAATGACCAAGTGGGTCTGAACTACCCTCTGCTGAACCTGTAGCTGTTGTTGGGTCAAAGGTACTAAATTTACTTGATGATGTTGGTGTGTTTAATCTTTTTATTATAAATCCATTTTGACCATATGTAGAACCAGAATAGATTTGGTTTTTAACTAAACCAGTTACATCCATTCTAACATCCGTAGTTTCGTGGTCTAATACAAAAGAAGCTTCGTGAGAATACTGACCACTTAAACTTGAAGTCCACCACGTACCACCTTGTGTATCACTACCACTTAACCATTGTGTTTGTGTTGTATCATTATCACGATACTTCCAACTTGCACCATCACTAAGTGCTGGGTCTCTATCAACTCTACCAGTTCCACCTACCCAACTTCCACTAATGTTGTACGCGAATAAAGTGTTCGTGGTTGATAATTCTCTTGAACGGGCATCATATAAATTTAAATAATACTTGGCACTACTTGGTATAATTCCACTCTGTACCGAAGATGATATATAACCACCTATATCAAACTTAATTAAAATTCTTGATGCATCTACAATCGTACCAGAAGAATTTACGTTTTTACGTACTTCTAATATTTCATCTAATCCTGTATTGATTGATGAAGTTACACTACCCTCGTATATGGTAGTATCTACAGTTGGATACTCGAAATAGTACATTAAATATCTCCTACTACTTTACCTTGTATATCTATATCAGGATATTTTAATTCAAAAATACTTGGGTCGAGTGATGGGTAAACAATACCCTCTTTTGTAGCTGATTGCATATCGTAAACATTTCCACTATACCCACTCTCTACTTTAAATTTATTTTCAACTAATACTAATTGTTTGTTAGGATTATCTTCTTCTGGTGGAACAACACTTGCTACACCATCAACTAATGATATTATATATGCGGCATCACTTAAAATCAATGGTTGATTTATTTGCCAACGTTTTATATCATAATGTTTCTTTAAACTTTCAATACACTTAGCCAACACAACATTTTTATTATATCCTCTTTGTGTTATGATGGCAAACTTAATACCAAAATTAATTATGTATGCATCTTTAATATTAATTGCATCTGTTAATATTCTGTATTGTGATAAATAAAGTTTTAAGTTTTGTTTTGAAGTATCATTCAATGTAGTTAATCTACGTGTATCATCAAAACCCAAAACATAAAAATTTAACGCCATTGGATTAGGTATTACGTTTGGTGTTTTTTTCTTCTTTTTCTTTTTATTAACAATTGTTAATTGAGATTTAGTTTCTAATTGTTCATCTTGTACAATAAAACACTTAGCAATCTTACCATACTTTTGTGGTAATGAATAAACTCTTGTAATATAATCTTCTTTAGTTACTGCTCTATTTTGTGTATTAAAATATGCCAGTGCGTTTTGTCTAACCTCTTCGTTACTCTCACCACTCGAACCACCAGTAGCGGCATCTTTATTAGTAACTTGTAAACTAGCTCTAGCATCTGCCGCCTTAGAACTATCTAATCCATCTTCACTTAAAGATAAATTTATAGAATCTAAATTAGTAATCGAATTCGACATAACGTTATCTTCAACCGAACCACCATAGTGATAAGTTATAGTTAAAGTGATATTACTTGGTGCTAAACCAAACGCCTTTGTTTTCATAAAATTACTTGGGTCAAATGATGTATCAAGTTTAGATAAACCTGTACCAAGTGAACTACCAACATTATCAGGATTAGGAATAATCTCTTCATCTGCATTTGAACTAATACCAGCACCAAACCTAACTTCTGTTTTTCCATCACTACGAACATATGTAGTAAATCTACGAGCGGATTTAATTAACTTTAATAAAAATGGTGTTTCAGATTTTTCATCTGAAGAATCAGGTGTATTAGTTTCATTGTTCTCTACAGATTCAAACACTGTATCTTGTGCTAAGAAAGGAACTTCATACCAAGTGTTTCCATCATCATCAATTACTGATTCTATATGTACTACATTTTCGTTAGTTAAAAATACTTTATCAAACTTCTTTGCCGCACCAAAGGTAAATGTTTCAGATACTTTAGTACCACTTTCTACTAAGGCATTTTTTTCTAATCTAAAATGTGTTGGTGTTGTACCATCGTATTGTGATATGGTATCTTTACGTGAATCTAACGCGGTTGATACTTTAAAGTTTACATCATCAAGAACTCTAAATTCAATACCAGTTTCGGATGCAACTTTTGAATTTGCAGTTAGTATTGGTGCGTAATTAGTATCAGGTACAAATGTAGTACCAGAAGCCAACGCGGGTACTTCTACAGAAAACTGACATACTGCAACCGCAGGTGAACTAAGTTTTGGTTTATACCCAAAAGATTGTGCAATCTTAAATATGTTTTTCTTTTCTTGAGCAGAATGTAAAAGTGTTTCTTGAAATTGTTTATCAATATAAAATGATAACACATCACCTACATATGCCGCCATTTCAATAAACAACATACCTGGTGATGATTCATTAAAATCATTGTAAGCTGCTGGAAAATATGTTTTAGAAAATTCAATTAGATTATTTCTAAGTGAACCAAAATCTCTACCTATATATGAGACTTCTTTTTTCTCTATTTTTTTATTTGTTCCATACTCTACGTTAGGCATTTATTCTCTCCTATACACCACTAAATGTAAAAGTTAATTGGTCAATCGAATCTGGATCATCTAACGTAACACTAAACTCAAGTGTTATAAATACAGAATTGTTTTCACGTGTAACAAAAACATTCTGTATTATTATATAATCCAACCACTCCTCAACCGCTTCACGAATTGAAGCTTCTATTTTATCACCTATATCAGCATCCGATTGTTCAAAAATAATTTCGTGTAATCTTGAACCAAACGTTGGTTGTGCCAAACGTTCACCTTTTCTAGTCAATAAAAGATTTTTTAAATTACTAAAAGCCTGTTCACGTAATGTGGCAGCTCTTGGAAAAAATCCACGATTAGTATGACCTAACGGAAAAGTTAAACCAAAAAAAGAATCTGGATCTTCATTGATTACTCTTACTGCTGGATGGTCTTCTTCTATGGATTTTATTGCCATTATCTTTTACTCTTCATCTTATCGTGTTTCATTAAAGCACTATAATCTTTTGTAAGTGCGTTCAATACATCTTGAGGTACTTGGTCTGATGTCAAACCTTTTTCTCTAAAAGTTTGTGCCGCGGCAATGTTTCTTTGTGCTTGTTTATCACCACCTGCCGCAATACTATCTCCATAACCTAATAGTTCAGTAGCCCTTGTGCTATCAAAAGTTCCACCACCCATTGTTGGCCACTCTTCTTGTTCATCCGCTTTACCTAATCCAACCGTTTCATTTAATACAGCATTTAATGATTCATTTGATGTGTATTGAACAGGTTCACGTTTAACAATCTTTTTCTTGACAACTTTTTTCTTGGGTGAAAGTGATTTAAGAGACGATTTATTCTCTTTAATAAATATCTCTGTCACTTGTTTTTTTACTTCTCGTTTAACTAATTCATTTATAATTTTCACGAGGTCTTTTTTAGTCATAATAACTCCTATGCTATTTTAAATAATTATCAATAAAGTTTTTTTATGGTACAGAAAATCCACTAAGTGGTGAACTTGATGGATGTACATATACTAACCCACCTAAGTGAGTTTCAAACACACCAACTAACTGGTCTAAAAACTGGTCAATAGAATCTGCCTGAGATAAAATACCAGCTACAGGTACACCTGGTACTGAAACAACATAACCAGGTGTGGTCATTATCGCACCAGCCCAATATATAGCCAGAGCACCTGATAAGGCCAATTCAAATCCTACTAATGGTAACTGAGCGGATAAAGGTCCTTTTAATGCAGTACTCAATGTTCCCGCGTTAGCAGTAACTCCACTAACTATAGGACCTGCCGCACCACCAGGTGAACTAAATATTGAATTGTGATATTCATCAGCGATAAAGTCCGCACATTCATCAGTTGATTCAAAGAAAGGACCATTTTCCATTCTACTTTTATAAGCGTTTTTAAAAGCTGTGAATCCCATTATTTATCAATCCTATGTAGTTCACTCAACGCATCAATTAGAGCACCTTTGGCATCTTCTACTCCACCTGGTGTAGCCCAACCTACAGTAGCGGCATTTATAGGACCTGGTGTAGGACCTGTTGGTGTTGCGATACCAGTTACATTACCAATGGCATCAACCAAAGCTATTAACCTATCAACTAATGTTGTTCCTAAAATCATTTGTTCTTCAGCATCTTTATCACCTACCTTTACAATTGGTGATTCAATAACAACTTCAGTTACTGCTCCAATGGCCACACTACCTTGAGCTAACAATCCAATGTTACCACTATTCTTGGCATTAAAAACTATTCTATCTGAACTCACCAATACACTATTACCCTCATAAGGTTGTACTAATACTTTACTATCTATTGGTGGTGTAAATTTTAATTCTTGATTTGTTGTAAGATAAATACTTGAACCATCCGTATCAGCATTTTCAACTACTGGTTCTTTTTCGTTTCCCTCTTTTGTTTGACCAACATTTAAAATAATATTAGGTGAAATATCTCGATTAGGATTTTCTTCATTTTTTATATCACTACCTAAACGAATACTATTTCCAAATCTTCCCTCTATAACTAAATCACCCTCACTTGGTAAAACTCTACGAGGGTCATTTAAGTTTGTATCTCTATCAATATAGTAACCAAGATTTGTACTATTCTCATCACCATCGGCGGCGGTTTTAGTTTCACCAACAAGAGTACCTTTTGATTTTAATTTACTAATTCCGTGTTGTGTATTAAATGATGGATTACCAAATAAATTTACAGGTGACATATAAAAATCATTTCCAACCACTTTCATACCTACGAGTATTTCACCAACTATTGGTGTAATGTTCATAGATGGGTTTATTGGTTTGAATATACCACACTCATCAATCGGAAGTCCTTGTTCCGAAACACAATATCTACCAATCACTGCACCTATATATTGATAATCAGGATTACCATCTTCATCTAATGGAAAAGACGGTTTATCTGTATCAACAAGAACTTCTAAAACTTCTAATGGTTCTAATTCGAAAAATTGAGAAATTTCTTGAGTTTCTTTTATGAGTTTTAAAACTGAATCGGTAGTGTGGATTCTTTCGTTAACAATAGGACCTGATTTATTACCAAGTTTCTTTGTTTTTGTGTATGCCATTTAATTACCTAAAGAAGATGTTATCTTATCACTTTCATCCTGTAATTCATTAACTGTATTTTGAATGTTACTCATTAATTGTTCTTTTTCAGCTTCGGTGAGACCAAATTCACCCTCACTATCAGAAGATTTAGAACCTTGTGCCAACCTCTGAACAATAGTTGCTAATTTAACTAATTGTTCATCGTTCTTCACATTAATTTCCAAGTACTCTTTTAACATAGGAATAATTTGCACAGCGGTATCCCCATCTTTAATAAACCCAACTACCTCTTTCATCAGTACTTCTAATTGAGTTTTATTTTTCTTGGAATTATCGTAGATGTCTTTGAACACATCTGAAAGTGTTTTGCCTTCGAATATCTCGAAATCTATCGCCATAATATTACCTATGTTTATTCAATAATAAATATTAAACTTCGAAAAAAGAGTGATATATAAATATATACTAAATAATGATTATTTTATATATACGATAGTTATTACTAGTCAGGAAATCCTGACGTAATTGATAACTAACGGGAGATAAAAACCATATGAAGGAAATCATAACACTCGTAAAAGGCTATGTAGATGATTTAGTTCATCTTATGATGTCTTTTGTTGCCATTGGTGCTGTTTCTGAAGTAATCTTTGGAAGTGGTATCTTTGGTGTTAATGTTATTGGTAACCTAACACTAATCATAAATAAATTCGGCGAATCCGGTTTCGCTGGATTAGTCGCTTTATTGGTGTTAGTGGGTTTATTCCGTAAGTAGTACTATATCGGATAGATAGAGAAAAGGGGAGTCATCCGAGGCTCCCCTTTTTTGTTTCTAAGAAGTGGTCGAAACCTCTTTAAAACCAGCTACCTGTATAACGTGTTTCAACAGAACCAGTAGCTAAGAAGTTCCGTTGTAGGTGTACGTGATGTTTCTTCATCACGTTGACGACTCTGGTGATGTGTTGTGTATTTGAGCCAGTCATTTCTCGGATGAGTATATATAAAGCCTTCTTGTTGAAGTTATCAATGTTATCTCTCATTTCAATCAACTCAACAACGGCATTTGCAACATCCAAATCTTTCTTCCGTTTAAATACAGAAGTAAGATTGTTTCTCCAATATTCAGCCAATTCACGAACATAATCTTGTTTAGAACTACGAGATTCTTTGTTTCTCGCCTCAATAACTGGATCACGTTTGTAATCTAAAACATCGGAAGCATCGTGTTGTTTCATTCTCTTGTAGTTATTGTTGTTGTGTAGAATCAAGTAGTTCTTCGCAACAATACTAAAGTATGAGAATGCTTTACCCTTACCCTCAGTAAACTTATGGATATTCATATATAGAAAAGATACAACCTCGTGTTTTACATCTTCACTTGGTACATCGAAGTAATAAAACTTAAAGGTGTGTATAATATTTTCTGCAAGTTTCTCAAATGCATTTCTAATGTGTTCATTATAGATACGTTCACGCATATGAGGTCTATCTTCCTTATTGTGTCGGATGATAGCTTTTTCGGTGTTATCGGTGAAGTAATATCTTGTTGAACCTTTTTTTGCTTTTCTTGGCATTATATATCCTCTTTAGTTATTTCGTTTAATTCAGTTACTGTATCTTTGATACCAGCGAATACAGTTCCAATCTCATCATCAGATTCAAACTTACCCTCTGAATCTAATGCGGTTAGTATATCATTTGTATCATTGACCTTTTGTGTAAAGTTTTCTATCCACGTTTCTAATCTTTCAACTTTTTGAAATTGATTATATGTGGTATAACTTAACGTTATTGTAAGTATTCCTAAGATTATTTCTACAATCATTTTTTCGCTCCAAACAACTCATCAAATAAATCCTTTGGTGAATCACCTGTGAGTTTAGTTTCTACTTCAGTCTTTACAGCCTCTTTAATATTACTAACAGATTTATTAACCTTTTTGGTTTGTACTTGTTGTAATTGTTTCCATTCAGATTTCTCTGTAACAGTTGCCATATGGTCAGCCCAATGAATAACATAAGGTAGTGCTGAATGGAAAGCGTGTTCTGGTTTAAAGGTTTTGAAGTATTGAATATTGGCATCATCATACATACCATCACTACATTTGATTGCCAGATATTCTTGTTGTGATACTTTGATTCCAAAGTGTTGTAGTAAGTAAAGTGCCCTATCGGTAACACTCATAAATTGCATTTCAGGATTTTGGGTAAACCACTCATTGAGTTTCTTACGTCTCCAATCATCCTCTTGTGGTAAATAATATTCGTGTTCTAAATCACCAACCTTACCTAAGTCGTGATGCATTGCCGAGAACACTAATTCTTCATCGGTAAAATCAACTGTTCCACCAACGTTTTCAAATACTTGTTTTATTTGTTTGGCACATTCCACGATATGTAATACGTGTTCAATGTAACCACCAGCAAAACAATAATGATAATTTGGTTTACCACTCGCAGGTGCAACAATCATTCTATCTTCAAAGAACTTGTACATTTCTTTTAATTTTGTACCTCGTTCTTCATCGAAAGTTTCATCAATTACATTTAGTAACTTCTGATAATTTTCAATCAATTGTTCTTGTGTTAAATCTTTCATAATCTTTGTAAATCTCCAATTTAAGATATGTTAATATACGACATTTTCTATATACTTGTCAAGTCTTTTTTTGCAATTTTTTCCATATTTTCTCCACCAAGATTATAGAATAAAGTTTTACCCTCTAACTTATTATTCTGTAACCACCACCAAGCTTTCTTATCCCAATTACCATTACACGGAAATGGTGTTTCTAAATAATCCATAGTATCGAAAAAATCTTGTTCTGCTTCTGATATGTAAACATTATTATGGTGATACACATCCCACTTCTTTAACATTCTAATAATAGATGTTTCACCAGCGGTGGTAATCAAGTAAGCTTTCTTTTGTGGTATGAAGTTATCGTAATCCATAAAACCTTTTAATACACCAGCACCTGTTACACCACTTCCAGCGTTCAATACAATATTATCAAAATCATATTCTTTTTGTATATCACTTACTCTATCAGAAAAATAATTTATATATTCAGGATGATTAAATGCATATGGCATCATTTGATAATCTTTTTCTTCTGCAACTCGTTTCACATAAGTTTCCACGATATCAAGTAGGTTAGGTTTTACTGGTACTAACTCTACATCATAACTTGAAATCTTATCTAATATTTCTTGTGGATAATTTTTACTATTTGGATATGCGATTTTTATATCCCATCCTAATTCTCTACCAATGTAAGCAAGTGCCCATCCACTATAACTTACTCTAACGGATAAATGTATTAATGGTTTGTTCTTATCTAAATCACCACTTTCTAATACTCTACGTATACCTTCCATTTTAGCCCACGGTGGTAAATCCATATCACCATTAAATAAATCATCTCGTTTTACCCAAACCTCTTGTTCACCACAAGTGTGTTTTTCTATGGGTGTATCAAAATTAAAGTAGAGCATCTAAATGCCTTTGTTCACATTCGATATCCATAATAACGTGGAATCGAAAATTCTTAGATTCATTTCTAACCCAATGTGGTTTTCTTTTATCCATATAATAATACTCACCAACTTTTAATCTATGGTCAATCTCTTCACCATCTAAACCAATTTGTGTAAATACACAATCATCATCAACTTGTAATGGAAAGTGTACTCGTAATGATTGACCAACTTTAGGTCCGTTCTTAGTTTTGTAATCCCAACTATCATAACCAATATCAGTATGCCTTTGTATCAAACCTTTATGTGGTTCAACTCTTGTGATTACCAACCACGTACATTGACCAACCGTAGTTATCTTATCCACGATACTTTGTAACTTAGGTAACGATTCTAATATCTTAGTATCTGTAGGACTATCTGGTCTGATTGGTACAATCTCAATCGTGTACCAAGTTTTTTCAGGACCACCATAGTTTCCATTTATACCATCGTATGACCACGGATTTAGTGCATCTTCATAGTTTATGATTTCTTGTACTAATTCAGAACATTCTTTTTTTGTTATTGGTGAATCAATATCAATTTTCTTAATTGTAATATCTTCGTGTTGTTGTACACCTGGTTGTTCTTTTTCTCCACAATAATATAATCCACGTACCTCAGAACCAACTGCGGTTATTTTACTTGATAACCACTTAGCCCCAATCATATCCATAAACTTCTTATCTTCTTTTAATTCCATATTGATTTCAGTAAACCATATATCTCGTTTTGTTGAAAAGAAACCATTATCTTCTTCACGTTCTTTTTGTATAGATTCTAACAACTCATTTTCATAACCATCTTTGTATGCGAATCTTGTAACTTGTAAATCACCTTTACTTAATGTACCAACTATATCATCAGCAATATCTTTTATACCACGATTACTTTTACTTTCTTTTATAAAGTATGCCCATACTAATTCATCATCTACTTTTTTAAATTTATAACAACCTTTATCATTTTCATCATAAATGTTTTTCCAATTTACTTTTTTAAACGGGTCAAGATTTTTTTCTTTTGTAGCTATAGGTTGTTCTTGATGTTGTGGTGGTACATCATACTCTTGGAAAAATTTAGCTTCCAACTTATAACTCTCTTTTATATTATCTGGTATTTCACTTGTTTTTAAAACCATTTATTTATTCTCCTTTCGAGAATAGGATTTTCAACATTATTATCTAAACAACTCTGAATGATTTCAGAAAGTTTTTTGTGGTCGTTTTTATGACCAAGATAATCCCAACTCATATGTTTTGTGTATGTAACTTTATTTGTTTGTAATAACTCATCACGTAATTCAGTACCTAATGTATCTATAAATATGCTTTTAATTTTCTTTTCTTCAATTAATTTTAAAAGGTCTTTATTATTATGTGTTTTAGCTCTACTGATAGAAACAAAATTTATATCACTTGTATTTTTAAACAACTCATAATTAAACATCCCTTCAGTAGATTCATTTAGTGATACACAAGAAACTATATTTGTAATCCCACCACCAATAGATATATTTTTAATTTTAGTTTTACTATCAATCACAATATAAATTCCATCTATAAGTTCTTGTAATCTTTTTGAAATACTACCATTTCCAAATATAATAGTTTTTCCATCAACTAACTTATCTTTAATCCAATGTGCACATCCATCAGTATTAGGATTCGTGGCCACAACTCCAACACCATATTTAGAACATAATTCTAAATTGATACTATCTGTGCCGTGACCACGATATACTACCCATTCGAGAGCTGGATACCTATCCAATGTAGTTTTTCCAACTTTACTGAACTTGGTTGATATAACCTTAATCTCATTAACAGGTATGTGGTCTCCATTTTCCATAGCACCTAAAACATAGGAATCGGAAATGAATTCCTCTACACCTTGTAAATCAGATTTATCTTTTAGCAGAATATTTTTCATAGTATAAAATCTTTTTTGGTTCTCTATTTTCTTTTGGTAAATATATTTCGGCTTCAAATCCTTCAAGTGGTTCACCTCTTTTTTTATAAACCGCATAGAAAGTATTTATTATATAATCCGATATATCTTTTTTATCTCGTATAAATTTATTTTGGTAATTAAAAATTATATCATTTAATCTAATACCCACAGGTATAATATGTTCAAGATGTAATCCTGAAGTGTTTTTACTATTATGTTCTGTAAGTATATTAACATTTGATGATAACCTTGCTTGTTCCGATAACCATACACCTTGTTCTTTGATGAGTACATCATCATATTTACGAAGTGTTTTATTCATTATATCTTTGTCAATGTTTCCGCCTTTACAATATTCAGCGAGTAAAACAAACAAGGTATCATCAAACTTCATACTAATAGTCCGATAAAGTATCTTTTAAATACTCACGTTGGAACTCTCTGAAACTAATCAAAGAGTGTACTTCCTCACTACTATGTTGTGGTAAGAAAGCAACGAAATGTATTAGTTCACGAACTTCTTTAGAAAACATTTTACGCAGTTCAATCATTCTTCGTGCGTATGTTTTTCTATCGTGTAATAAGTTACCAGCATCTAAAGTATCTGTTGATAAGAAAATATGAATAGGTGTTTTTTCACCTTGGTCAGCCATATGTTCTGTTGCCAAAAAGATATCATTAGCATTTCTATCGATACGATTAGAAGGCCAGTACAACGAAACACTTTTTAAGTGTGGTTGTGCAATGTCCAACTTACTGAACTTACTATTACTATTAGAAGAGATTACTAAGTTATTAATCTGAATATCCCCATAATGGAATTCATCTTCATAATACCTATCAACCCATTCTTGACCATCTGCGAAAGTAGATAACTTTGTAGCAACACCATCCAAGTCGATAAGTCTACGAACCTTCTTCATCACTTCACGAATCTGTTTGTATCTTGTCCATAAACGAGATCCGTTTCTCTTCATCTTCTTCAACTCTTTCTCAAGATACTTCAACCGCACTTCAGGTGTACCAGGATATTCGGCTATCATATTATAAGCACCTTTAACATAATCACTCATCCCAGCATTGTTAACTGCTTTTCTATTAGCATTTTCTTCAAGTCCAATTACTGCCAAGATAAATTTAACTTCTTGTTTTGATAAACCATCTTGTAACTGAATTACAACTGATGGTAAGTTCTTATCAAACTTTGTTTCATCAGCATCATCAGCAGCAGTTAATCTATGCATACATAACCTACCAAAATGTCCTTTTGGTTTTGATAACTTTGAAGTATCATCATTGTATTCATTGTTCTTAAAGATAATGATGGGCTCCTCCTCTTCGAGAAACCCATCGTTTTCAAAAGACTCAACCAGTAAATTCTTTACATTCTGATTGATGCCTTTATCACGAGCAAGATTTTTTTGATTATTAAAATCTATGTCGTCAATGTGAACCAACGTTACGTCGTTCACTTTTTTAATATATGTTGGATAATTTTTTTCAAGATTCAATACCCAATTTGGTATTGTAAAACTTCCAACACTTTTGGTAACATTCATATTGTTACTCCTATTGTTATGTTGAAAGGTTTTATTTAACAACTCACCTAAATTAAAGTTGCCTTGGTAACGGATTCTCGAAGTCTACGTTTCTCTGTTTCTCTATAAAAGAGTATCCTTGTTTCGCTTCACTCGCCGTTCCGATTATGTTCTTGATGATAATACCCGCTTCAGAGTATTTCATCTCCATCAAAGAACATAACTTTTTAGGATTTAAAATATGTTATATATATGTATATATCATCGAGGTTTCCCAAACTGTATTTTATTTTTAATTATTTTCAATTTCTTCAATTTTTATTCTCGCCCTCGTATGACCAAAATTTCTCTTCGTGTATTTTTCCCAACCCTTACGTTTGATAAATAACTTAGTGAAGTATTTATCTAATCTATCTTGTTCTTTTCTAAGGTAATCAGTATGACAACCAACTTGAAATGTTTTCTTTGGTCTCCACAATAACTCTTCTGAAATATCATTCTCAAACGCCTTCCGTAAAATAAACTTCATCACATTACCATCTTTGTGTTTTGTATCAAACACATCAATCGTATCTCTTTGGGAATGATTTTCATCACGATACTTCGTAGGTATCTGTAATCCAAAATCAATAACTTCTTTATTTAAAAATGGTGTACGTAATTCTACTTTACCACCATACATCATAGCTTTATTAGTACGAACTAAATTACTCTTATGTAAACCATTCAATAGATTAATTCTTTTCTGATGCCAGTGAATTGGTTGATTCCAACAAAATCTTTTTACATCACCATAAGAAGCAAATATCTCATCTGCTCCCTCACCACCAAACACAACTTTATATCCTTTATCTCTAATCTCCCACGCCAAGAATAACTGAGCAACTGCAGGTGATACTTGAGTCCACTTATACGTTTCACTAGCCCATACTGATTCCTCTAACACTTCATCTATTTCATCACGTTCAACATTCACTTCGTGTAACTTGATACCAAATTCTTTTGCGGCCATCCGAGCATAATATAAATCATCTTTAACTTTAGATTTTCTTGTAGGATTAACGTTAACTACAAACGCCTCCATATTAGGATACTTCTTTGATAACAGATAAGTAATAATAGTACTATCAATACCACCACTTAATATAGTACAGATTGGTACATCACTTATTGTTTCATTATCAACAGCTTTCTCTAATACATTTCTGAATCCATTAACATAATAATCTAATCCTTTATCTTCTGAATCAAAATCTATAAACTCTTCTTCTGTTCTTGTATAGTATGATTGATTATCTTTATCGTATTCTGTATGTTTGAAATTATACCATCTTATTTCTTCCATAGTGTATCCACCATCATCAATAAATTTATTTGGTGAGAACTTAATTATCGTACCAGGTAAAACAGGATGTATACTTTCTTTCTCTCTCCATTTGTGAATCGGAACGTACTTAGGATTTTTAACATCTATCTTGTAGTACTCATCATCCAACCCAACCATCAATCCTTTGGCCTCACTCGAAAAAGAAAAACGATTATTTTTATACACGTAGTACAAAGGTAAACGACCGATAAAATCCCTACCAAGATAAGTGGTATCTTCTACCTTATCGTAAAGTGAAAAACAAAACATACCATCTAACTCACGTAAAGCCGATGGTAAATCGGAAAGGTTGTGTATAAGATAGTAAAGTAAAAGTTCGGAATCACTCTTCTTAGTTTTAAAGTTATAAAGTTTACGAAGTTTTTTATCAAACTTATCAAAGGATGTTTTCCATAATTCGCCATTGAACGCCAAATAAAATCTCGAATCATCGGAAATCATCGGTTGATTAGCCGTTTCACTTAAATCTTGGATGGATAAACGATTATGCGAGAGATACATATTATCGTTAAATGAGAAAATTACATTACCATCCGTACCTCGATGCATTAATGTTTGTAATCCTTTTACAACTTGTTTTTCATTAGGGAAATTATTTCCCCCTATTATACCACACATATATAACTCACTTCATTAACTTTTATAGAACACAAATATAGGTTCAAACTTATATGCCTTACCATTATGTTTTACTGCGTTTTTAATTCCACTTTTACTTGGGTCTAATCCTACCATTCTTGTCATTAACATTTTCAATCTACCTTTATACTCTCCACCTAACTCTGATATAATATCAATACTATCTTGTTCAAGTGGGTAGTATAGGGAGTCGCCAATCTTAATATCTGCGATATTCCAAAGGATGTATCTATCATTTTTAAGATAAGTGTACGCCGTAGTTAAAGTAGGTCTTAGAAAGTTATCTCTCCAATCCTCATACTCTGAATAGGCTTTGAAACTTTGATTCTCATCTTGTGAATATTGTTCACGATTAAAATAAGGTGGTGAAGTAAACACGATATCCAACTTACCTTTATACTTTTGAAAGTTTGGATTATTACCAATCAACTCACTACCATCTGTAAACACATCATAAGTATTACTTTTCTTTTCTACATCAAAAAATCTTTGAAACGTTTCACTTTCATTATCCACACAATTGTTATTATAGAAATCAGCAACTGCTTGATATCTACCACTCGTATCTGGATTAGGGTCTGTTCCAACATAGTGTGCTTTCTTTCTCATACTCATAGCACCAATAATTCTACCACCCCAACCACTACTACTATCATAAATTGTAATTGGTTCATCTACGTGAGATGTATATGTTTCATACAAATACTTAGCAGTTAATGCTGGAAAGTTTACTGCAGGTTGTCCACAACTCAATCTAAACACTTGTAATATCTTTGGAAAGATACCATCGGTTTTATCATACCAACGAATCAAATAAAAATACTTTGTAACTTTACCACTCTTGGCCGTACTCTCACTCGGTATATCTCCAAGATTACTAACTTGTCTATCATTTAAATAACCTTGTTCGTGTAACTCTTTTACTTCATCTGCAGTTAAATATAAATTCTTAAACCCTTGATACTCTTCATTAAATGTACCATAATTATCTGTCGTGATATCTTTAACTCTAGCCATAACGATATCATAGTTAGAATATTTATCCACGAACACTTTACCAGCGTGTACATCTTTAATAAACTCTATACCACTTTGTCCATCCCAAAATGGATTCTCATCTCTTTTGTTTACAACACTTCTACTCCAACTATACATTGAATCACGTTTAACCGCACGTGCCATAGTTTTAACAAACTTCTCTTCCATATCAGGTTGTGAGAAATGGTCATAAATACTCAAACCATTATCCGCTGTTTTACCAATTGATATTTTTGTTTTTAACATTGTTGGGAAGAATTGATTTACGGCACTTGCATCTTTATTAAAGTTTTGGATAATACCAAGTGATTGTTTATCACCAGTCAAATCTTCTTCAAGAAAGTTACAAGGATTATCTTTTAATTTAGAAAAGGATTTTATGATACCAGCTTCATCTTTACCAATGACAGGTGGTGTACCATACTCATCCCATTGTGTAGTTACTTCTTCACGAAGTAGACGAGCCCACTCTACGAACTCATCATCATTCATCGAAAGTAATTCGTGATATGTAGTGTTGGATTTAAACTCAGAAAATTTACTTCTTTCGTAAAACCACTTTTTCAATTATAACCTCAATTTGTATTTTTAATTATTTAATGTCAATAAATCAGTTTTCATTATCTTAGCATCTGTGAACTTATAAGGTTCAGTACCAGGTGTTTCCAAGATGTCGATTCGGTTAACCCATCTTGGATTCATTGTATCTTTTACCTGATAAACCCCATCCTTACCATCAGTATTTTTTAGAACTATAAAGTCTCCATAATCGAGAAAGCCTCCCCATCGTTTCAAAAGATTCCTACTAACCGCTATAAATCGGTAATCGCTAGCTTTATGTACCCTAATACGCGTTCCATCCGCGAGAATGTTCGGTGTGGAATCAGTTTGAGCACGAACAGGATGATACATTGTTACAGTCACATCTAATCCCTCAAGTTTAAATTCTTCAACTAAAGAATTTAGTCTTTCGTTCTCTTTCCGAAGTTCGACAACGGATTCTCGATGAATCTCTTTATAGTTTTCAAAAATCTCAGTCCACACAAATGTATTGAAAAACAATACTATGTAGAGCCATTTGTTTTTTAGTAAATACTTCATAATTTCGGATGAAGTTATCTTCACACTCATTATATAAATATCTCCTTTCATTCTAAAAACGTTTATTTTTTTATAACAATTTATTTGTGGAGCTGGTGGGATTCGAACCCACGTCCTGTTTGTTTTCTAATCTTAGTCATTCACAGCTTAGTTAGGTTTCTACCCTCCGAGAAGATACCTACAAACCACCGACTATTATTCTTGGATAGTTCCGTACATCATTTATACTCATTGTGTCTTTGAGTTGGTGTTCAACTTATTTTATGACCGAGTGTTGAACAACTCAGTACCTTATGCCGCGTAGGCGTAAGATGGTTGAGAATCACCAATTGGTAATTCAACAGAGTAATCATACTCTGCTAAATGCCAATCTATCTCTAACCCGTCAAGCGTAAACTCGCCAGTTTGTGTTATGAGTCTTTTTGTACGGGTCTTACTCAAACCCTGCTGCACTAACGAATCGAATAACACCAGTCGATACCGTTCAGCCCCATATTTAATCAATTTCATCATCACCATCTTCCCACATAAATGGGTCATCTATTTCTGATATTACAGATAGTGATTCTATTAACTCTTCAATGATACCCCAATCTTCTTCATTGTAGGCCATTTCAAGTTTTTTAATAATTTCTGCTATACTCATTTGTAATCTTCTCCGCTTGTATAAGTATTAATTATCTTAAAAAGAATACTCAACGCCAACTTTAAATTTATAGTGTTTTACACCCTTAACATCATTGTAATCAAATATATTACTAATAGTAACATTCTCATTTAATTTGTAATTTAATCTAATATCTTCTTCCCAATCAAATCTATCATATCCCGTCAACTCATCACGAAACCAATAACCATCAAACTTAGCTTCCATAGATAATCTACCATTGATTTCTTTTTTTGATGAATGTCCTACAGATAAACCACTTTCAAATTTCTCATCAGAATATAAACCTGTATATCCTATAGAGTAATTACCTTTACGATAACGAACGTCAGCCTTACCATATTTTAAATCACGAGATGTTTTATTAACATATTGTGGTTTAAAATAAAAGTTCTCTGGTTTCCATATAAACCATACTTCATCATCAATATAATTTTCACCTAACTCTCGTTCCCAATCACGTTTGACGTAAAGAGTTTCATTTCGCATACCAATAGATACTTCATAATCATCTTTTGGTATTGTGATATCATTGGGTGTTCTCATAGCAAAACTTGAAAACAATACTAATCCACTTAATAATCCGTTCATTTAATAACCTCTCATTAACTTATCTAATTCTGACAAAGCTTCCATACCTTGAGAAAATGAATATAAGAAATATAATAATATACAACCCGCTACAAACGTAAGTCCATTTATTATTATTTCAAACATAAGTTCTACTTTTGGATTCATTTCTTTTTCTTTCTGGTATATTTTCTTTTAGGTTTTGTTCTAACTTTAGTTCTTCTCTCACCAACTATAATTGTGGTAAGTAACTCACACGCTTCTTGAAACGTCATTCTATTACCTCTACTATTTTAGATTCTTTAACTACTTTAACTTCAAATGGATAAGGTGAATCTTTTAAAACCTCATTCACTTTTGCCTCTCCTACACTTACAGAATCACAACCAATTAAAAAACTCCTACGAGTTTTCTTTTCACGAACTCCGTTCTTTGTTGGTATCTCTTCTGTAAATACTACTTGTGCTTCAAAATAAGCCATCTTAACTCCTATAAGTAAATTCGTTGGCCAGTGCCAACGTGTTGTTCATAAAACTTTCCCTCTACATCGTGCCATACATAAGGGTCTTCTGAATTCTCTGTCCATCCAAACTTAGAATAATATTCATAATCTTTTCTAAGTAGATTGGCTCTATGTGATGAATGTATTCTTTCATTACCAATCCAATGTGGAATTACTATATCTTCAACATCATAATATTTCATATTATTGTTGTATCCCCTATCTTCCCACTCCTTAATAATAATATTAGTGTAAAGTTTTAATGCTGGTAAATATGGTTTCCACATAACACTACACGGATGATTTGTCCAACCCTTGTAAGGTTTACCATCTTTACGTGGAACACCACTAATCGCATTAATAATTTGCATACCCTCAACTCGTTGTTTACCAAGTCTTCTCCAATCCAATACTTTGGCTGATTCTTTGAAACTTGGGTAAGGTAAAAATGTTTGCATTAGTATTCAGGTCTCCTTCCGAAATTGTTCTTTTCGATTCTTTTTTTCCAATGTCTTTTATATAAGAATAACTGCCACATAAAATAAATAGCCTTTCCTATATCTTCAACAAACCATTTGACTTTTAATAAGTAGTACATAAAAATCTCAAAACTTAAAAAAATCTGAATAGTCATCTTTATAAAAGGTCCACGCCAGATAGAGAACTAATAATGTAATACCCAATCCTAAATATAACTCCATAACTAAACTCCTTATTTGATTTGTAAATTTTGTAATTGTTCTGGAACATTTTTCTGTATGTAATGTTGAATAACAAACGCCTCAACTAAATGTGTGAAGAACCAAAAGAAACAAATCATCGGTACGAATATCTGATAATCCATTCCTAACTTCTCAATACCCAACCACACAAAAAATATCATTCCAATACTTTTGGTTAAGAATCCTACACCACTAAATGCAAAACCCATAACACTTCCCCTCATCACCGTAACATAAATCCCTATACACATATGCATTAGATTTAAAAATATCGGTGCTAAAAATCCTAATAAAAAATACTCAATCATTGAAAATATCTCTCTCTAATTCTTTAGATAAATTCATAATAACTACAACTGCCAAAGTCCAAAATAATATATCAGTCATTACCAACTCCGAAGTATTCTAATATACCCCAAACCACGGCAATACTCAATACAAAAAATAATATGTAACTCATTTCTTCTCCTGTTTATTTTTATTAAATATTTTTTCCCAATTCTTATCGAATCGTTTCTTATCTGATACTCTACTCTTATCACCTTTTCCAGCATCAGAATATTTTGTTGTTTCTTTTTTACTCATTTTATACCTATAAGTTTCAGTTACCCCTGCTGCAATAATACCGATTACAAGACACCATAGACTAAATTTAGTTGGACCTAAGTGCCAGGCCGATTCCATTAATGGATTATCTGATTCAATCACTCAACACCCAACCATCTTTCAGAAACTTTTCTGTTTTTTTGTACTTCAACACTTTTACAGCATCACCTTTTTTAATTGTAACTATTTGGTTACGACCTGGTTTCTTTACTGCTCTATACGTAGTATCTATTTTTCTATCCATACAAACAATACCATTTAGATGATCTATTTCGTGTTGAACACATATTGATTCTAATAACCTATTTTCTTGTTCATTAACTTTGTTCTCTTCTTCCCATTGACCACGAACATCTTGTAACGAATCTGCCCCACTAAAAAACCATCCACTCTCTGATTGAGCGGTTGTTATATGTACATCACGATAACGTTTTGTATGTACACCTTTTTTTGGAAAACTTAAACAACCCTCATAGTAATTTATTTCGTGTTCAAGTGAGACGATTTTTGGGTTAATGAGAACCAAAGGTTCAATAACATTGACAACGGCCACCTGTGCATCAATTCCCACTTGATTCGCTGCCAACCCAATACCGTCCCCTCTTTGGTTAAGTATCTGAAATAATTCTGTGGCAATAGCTCTTCCTTCTTCAACGGACACCTCTTTTAGTTTTTTATTAATTAAAGGATTTGATTCCTCAAGACAGTTTATTACTGATCTCATTCCTTACCTGTAAATTGTTCATCCTCAATTCCAGCCAATACCGCTTTACGGATTAGTGGGTGGTTGTACAAGTGTTGTGGTAATCTCTTGTGTTCAAGTCTACCACCAATTTGATAACGTCTCATCTCTTTCAAAAGATTAGAACGTTTACGCCATTTACTGGCACTCATATTCTTCTTATGATGTTTACTTCTTGCCATAGGTAATATATCCATTTAAATATTGGTTAACTAATTCATTCTCAACTTTCATACGAACTTTATAATCTTCATATGACTCTGATTCAAGTCTCTTAGGTCCTTTACACATCTCACTTACACGTGGTCTTGGATCCACATCAGCCTTTTCTTGTTTGTAAACAACATCTTTTTGAAACTTGTAATTGTTCCAAGGTCCTGCCATTACTTGACCTCCTTTAGGTCTTTAGGGTTAACATCTATATGTTTAAGATACATCTCAGCATCTTCTTTGGTTTCCGCTACAAAAGAATAATTCATATCTTTTGTAGTCCACTTTTTATAATGGTCGAACTGACCAGTATTTTTTTTCTTTGACATCTAATCTCCGAAGTTATGGTTAAGAAAATCTTTTTGTTTCTTTACAGCCTTTTTAATAGCTGCCTTCTTTTCCTTTTGTCTATCCAAAAGAATTTGTTCTTGTGTTCTACGTTTGGTTTTCTTCTTAGGTGGTGTAACCTTAGTAGGTGGAAGTGTACCTTTCAACTTAGGTTGTTCTTTACCTTTGTGAAATACATTACCATCTTTATCTACGAACTCAGCCATCCAATGCCATCCAGCAGGACGACCTGTAGGTTTGTATGCTGGTTTGTTAGTTTCAGGAAACTTCTTGTGAAGTAATCCAGTCAAGGCTCTACTACCAATCACCTCTTTACAATCTGTACTAACATTCTTAACTGGTTCACCTGTGATTTTACAATCCATATAAGCAACACCATTTATAAAATAACCACCATTTTTTTCAAATGTAGTTTCTTTCATTATAACTCCTTTTATTTTAAGATTCTCCGATGGAACCTGATTTGATTCCTTCTTTTAATAACAATTCTAAAAAACCACTTTCCATTTTTTTCATTTCTTTTTGCATTTTCATATCTACTGATAAATCAAATTCAATTAAATCATCAATCAAATGACCAGTAAGTTCTCTTGTTTTACCACGAGCCGATGATTCTATTTCTTCTAATCTCTCTACTATCTGTCTGATATTCATTATAGTCCCCAAGCGGTTTTTAATTTTTTAACCAAAACATTATGTACAAGTTTATTACTTTCAGCTGTTAAATGACCAGGTAACATTTCCCACTCATCTAACTTTGGATCTGGTTGATTATCTTGTTCCATATAACACATTTGTGTAAGTTCTGGATTCTTTTTTTGTTCATCACTACCCTTTACATTCTGCTTCTCATTACGTTCATACCATTGTATTTCTTTTGGTATATTCCATAATGGTGTACCACCATCAGCATCTTCTTTATCACTAAGTGGATTAACTTTAAACAAACTTTGTATAAAATAGCATTTAATATTACGTTCCTTACATAATAAATACATCAAAGTAGGAAGAAAAAACACGTTCAAATGAATTACTTTATCCCAATTCATACCAAATAATTTTCTTAAATATTTGTATTTATCATTTTCACCTTGTTTAGTATGTTCATAAACTCGTTGGACATACCATCTATTTTTAATTCCATCTCTAATATCTTCAATGTTCATAACAACTTCACTTAATCTCTCAGAATTAGTTAAACCTATTAATATATAGTTAGGATTTTGTTCAAGCGAATATAAAAATCTATTAAATATACCTAACATTGAATCACCAGGTATTGCTAAGTTAGTATGTTCCAATCCTAATTCACGTGGAACACTTTCAACCCATCGTGTTAAAAGTAATTCTTCAGAAACTAAATCTTTTATTTTAGTCTTTTCGTGTGCGTGATTAGGTGAACAATCCCCATCCCAAGTAGAAAGGTAACTATCACCTATTATGTATAACTTATTATTCATTTAAATTTTGAGTGCAGGACAGGATTCGAACCTGCGAACAATGGTTTTGCAAACCACCCCATTAGACCACTCTGGCACCTGCACGGCCACTGCGTTGTGAGAGTAATCTACTTTGCACTTCTTCTATATGTTTACAATATCTTTTTCTAAACTTATGTCTAAATTGAAATGCCTTACAATCACAAGCCCATTCCAATCTACTTCTATCAAATCTTATATCATATGGTTTACCAGAAATCTTATGATGTTCCCAACCATAATCATCTATTACAACACCATCAAAAGTTTCTATAACTAAATCTATCATTTCTTGATTAGTCATTATATAAACTCTCTGTATCTTCAAATCTAAGTTCTTCTCGGTACATATCAACATCACTATCACAATAACCAATATCACCCATAGCCCTACCAACTTTCATTAAATCCAAAGTAGATAACTTAGGTGCCCTACCGAGAGCTGATAAACCTTGAAAGTAAAGTATCCACAAAGATTTACCATTAGAGAAATAAATATCCTCGTTTTTAATTTCTGTAATACGAAGATTATCTCTCATTGTGTAACTCAGCTTTCATTTCCCAATACTCACATTCCTCATCACTCATAGTTTTTTCCCCAGCGATGATTGAGTCCATTTCTTCAAAAAACTCATCCATATCTTTTTTAATTTCTTCAAAAATTGAATTCATAATTTATTCCCCTTATTTAACACCTAAATATACGAAAGAAATAATATATGTGTCAAGTCTTTTTTCCTCTTTTTTTACGAATTTTTTGTACCTTAATAGATTCCTCTACAGATGCTGGTACTAACCTACCAGGTTCACCACCTTCCCAAGAGTAATTAATACCTGGTTCTGGTGTGAATGGTTCATAATTCTTTTCATAAAATACATCCCACTCACACCATTCAACCATTTTAGCAATACTACCACCATAGTAACGAATTAAATACTCACGTTTACCAGTATTCTTATTAGTCCTAATAATAGTTTGACCATCATCAGGTGATGTATATTCCCAATCACTCAATTAGAAATCACCTGGTGCAACTTGGAAAGTGTTAAGACCTAAATCTCTCCACATCTTCACAACCTTATCCCTATCATCCACAACAAGAAAAACATCGTTGATATCAACAAAGGTATCTAACATAATTTTCTTGAGGATTTCATCTGGCATAAATCTCATATCAGGTGTGGCTGGATTACCATCGGCAATCGGCCAAGAGTTATCTTTGAATTTATCAGGTCTCATAACCAAAAGGTCGTGTGGTACATCGTGTAAAGTTAACCAATGTTTAGTAGCAACAAAACCTCTATCATTTCTACCACTAAAGATAACAATCTTGAAACCATCAGCTTTGAACATCTGAGCCATCTTGATTACAGGATGATTTGGTGTATCCCAATTAAGAATAGAATTAGGGTCGGCAAAGATATCCCAATCCAATTTACCATTTGGTTTCATCGACATATCTCTCCTAACATCAATATTAGCGAGAGTACCATCGAGGTCAAATATAACCGTGTTCTTATTCATAATTTTTTCTCCTTATCTTAGGTACAATAATACGAATAAAAACATATATAAGTCAAGTCTTTTTTTAATTTTTTCTCCAATATCCGAATCGTGGAACATCATATGTTGGATGTTTCAACCATTGACTTAATGTTTCTTCTGCTTCAGTATCTTGTGGAATATCCCACTCGTTATACCTACCAAGTAGTTCAGCTACAATTGGATGTCTAACAATATCTCTCATTTCGAATTGTGTAAATCCAACTCCATATAAACCTGTAAATCGTTTTACAGAATCTTCTAAACCATTATCTGTCTTGGTACGTAAATCACTTTGCATTAAATCACCACTAACAATGTATTTAGAACCCGTACCAATACGTGTTAGGAATGTTTTAATTTGTGCTTGTGTAGTGTTTTGTGCCTCATCTAACATTACTATTTTATTCTGTAGTGTTAGTCCCCTTGTATATGCTAAAGGAATAACTTTAACAATACCAGCCGCTCTCAGAACATCTAATCTTTGTTTACCGATTATCTGTTCCATATTATAATATACTGATTGCATAAAAGGTTCAGTCTTCTCATCAATATTACCTGGTAGGTATCCCATACGTTCACCATCAACTTCTACCATTGGTTTGGTAACAACAATACCATCATACTGATTTTTCTTTGATGCTAGTTGTTCGAGTGCATAATAAGCCGCCACAAATGTTTTACCACAACCTGCGGGACCAATACAAAAGGTTATAGTATTCGTATCAATCGTATCCCAAAACTTTTGTTGGTTTCGATTCTTAAATTCTATACCCCATTTTATTCGTTTCATTTGTGAGATTGCTTGTCTATGATTTTGACACTCTTGATTAGTAACTACTTTTGTAACAGTTTCAACTTTTGGTTTTCTAGCCATAGTAACACCCCTTTTTGGATTTGGTTAATTATTAACTTGGGTTCTTACTAATAAGTATAATATATACTGGCAGTTATTCTACTTTTACACCACCTCTTATATTTTTTTCTTCTAAGTTTTTCTTTTCGAACTTTGGTAAATCATTTTCATCAGGAACTATACTTGTGTTATGTAGTGCTTCCATTGTTGGTTCATCTTCTTTAACTTTTTCTCGTTTCAATATCTTATCTTTTGTTTCACCATACACTTCCCACCACGAGCGTTCCTTGCGCGAATTTTTAGTTGAAACGCGCGGCGCTGAATTTTGATTTTCACCTTCTCTAAGTATGAGTGCTTGGTTAAACGCTATAACTAACATAACGGCCAACGGGTCAAACACAAAGATAAGAATAAAGATAAAAAACTTTACCACGGTATCTACATCGGTATCGAACACTTTTGCCAAATAAATTGCCGGCCCCACATCTACACCAGTTTCAACAAGGGCTATTTTTAAATCACCAATCTCACCTTTTAAATTCATCATATCTTCATTGATTTTATTTATCTTTGGTTGATACTCTTCTCTAAGTTTTCTTTTCGCGGTACGATAATTTTCAGGTAGTTCTTCTACTGCGGCTTCTAATTCTTCTTTTAGAAATTTCTTATCTTCTGTTAATTGTTCTAATCTATCTTCTTTATATAATAGTGCCGTAGATTCTTTCTCGAATGTTACGGTGGCACCTTGATATGCATTTGATAAGTATCCAAAGATACCTGCAGATGTAATTAACACTAATGTTACTACCGCTACCATAAGGTATGATTTTTGAAATACATTAACCTTGTCCCAATAACGATAAAGAAATGCCGCGGCAACCAACTTACCAAATTCTAATGAACCTGCCATTATGATAACTGAGAATGCGGCACCCGCAAACAATTTAGATAAACCGAATACTGAAAAGAATCCAGCACTTCCTGCAATAAGTAACGCGGCAATTCCCAAGTATATGTGGAAATTCTTAGAGCGTTCCATTTTGTTCTCCTAAGTTACTGAATACCGTCTTCTTCTAACTCAACGATATTCTCAATACGTTCAACTTTTTGTTTCAATCCTCTGATTATCTTAATTAATAAATCATTTGCTGGACTGATATCTTCTGGTATTAAACCATTCATTCTATCTAATTCATCTTGTAAATAGGATAAATCATCTAATACTTGATTTCTTCTTCTCATTGTAGCCTCTATTTTTGGTTAGTAATAAATATCTACTTTACATTTAATTGTTGTAAAATATATTGTTTGAAATTTTCCTTATTTTTACCACTTGAATGTACCCAATGCCACGCCCAAGTAGTTCTCATATTCTCTATGGTGTTAGTTATAGCCTTTATTTGTTTACCTATTTCCATAATCATTCTATCATTCATATCCACATCAACACCTAAATCATCAGCAAGTTCTATTAACTTACCATAATCTTTTTCTTTTTTGGCAATACTAGCCTCTTTAAATAAATCTTCATCACCACCTTTATCAGGATGTGTTTTACTCGCTATCTCACGATACACATCTTTAAAAGAATCTTCATCTACTTCTGTTTCAATTTTTTTATACGGATCTTTAGGTGTTTCTTTTTGTGGTTGTGGTTCACCACCTAACATTTGTGAAAAATCTGTATTGAATGTTGTTAAACATTTATCATATATTAATCGAGTTTCTTCTAATTCAGTTTGTAGATAACGTAATTTTAGACGTAACTTTTTCTTCTTGATTTTATCTAAGCTCATACATATAACTATGTAATATCTTCAAATTCAACTTCAATTATTTTATTACAAATATAATATGAGTCTCCGTTCTTCAGAACGGTATCGGCAAGAGTCCACATTGTTTTAAGTTTTTCGGGAGAATAACCAGAACTAACCAACACCGTTCCAAGAACTGCGTATCTGTCTTTTCCTACATTTATTATTTTAGGAAATTTTGACAGAGTGTTTTTTTGGTTTAACTGGTTCTATCTTTGGAATCTCAATGGATAGTAAACCATCTTTGAATGATGCCTTAATTTTATCACCATCTAATAATTCACCCAATTCGAATGAACGTTTGAATGATGAATGTTTTAATTCTCTACGAATTACTTTAGCACCTTTGTCATCAAACAGGCCGTGTTTATCACCAGCGATAGTTAGAGTACCATCCTCTACATCGATTGATAAATCTTTTTTATCAAGACCAGGTATCTCCGCAACTACTCCAACTTTATCATCGTATTCATATACGTTTACTTTTGGATATGCAGAACCTTGGAATGGTTTTACTCCTACTGATTTGGTAATATCAGGAAAATTACTTTCCACGATTTTATCAAACATTCTATCAAATGGTGTTAAGAATTCATCCCTGTCGATTATAGGGAAGCGATTTAAAACTACTTTAGTCATTTTATTTCTCCTATGTTGTTTACTTTGTAGTCAAACTCTGAGATAGATTCTTACGACATCTAATCTCACTTAATATTCAACCTCATTCGAGCGTTGAAATCTTCTGTATATAAATATAATGTATTGTTACAAAAATACAAAATATTTATTTAAATTTTCTTTACCCAACTCCCATCACGAAACGTAGCATCGGGTTCACCAACTACCTCCCGAATTGCAGATACACAACCAGGCCAAGAATGATTAATAAAATCGTGTCCTGATATCCACCCAACTTCAGGATTAATCTTGGGAAGTAATGATTCCAAATCTCTTTTAACTGATTCATAATCGTGTTCTCCATCTAAATATATTAAATTAAAGTAACCATCTTCAAACTTATCCAACACACCATCAAATGAATAATTTGGATAATGTGTAATTACATCTGAAAGTTCCGTAATATTATTAAAAGTTTTCTTTACACTATCCCAATCAACTCCACGTAACTTATTCATCTCTTCATCACCATCGTGTGGGTCTATTGAAATAACTTCATCAAACAAACCAGTACTACTAAATAATAAAGTAGATTCACCCGCATAAGAACCAACTTCCATCATCTTCATTCTTTTATGATCTGGTTTTACCTCACCATCTATTATTCCAAGTGCCGCGGGAGCGATATGTTCTTGTAAATAAAAAAGAAATTCTAAAAACCCATAAAACCCTATACTACCATATCGACCAGTATCCCACCAACCACGTGGTATATTAAATCTAAGAGAACTATTTCTTGTTATCCTAGCTCTTTCTACTTCAGCTTGTATATCATCAAACTGCCCCATCAATACTCCAATTTTTTATTAACTCCATACCTTTAACATAAACCTTTTGGTCTACTGGTAAATTATCGGAATCCCAATCTTCCAATAATGGTGGTTGTGGACAAGTCTTACACCTATCGAATGGTACATCACTTTCAAGATAATTTATAATCTCTTGTCTACTTTTCCAATCTTGTAAATTAATTCTTTCTGCATATGAAACACTACATCTATAAAACCCATCAGTACTTACAACTTTACAAATATCTTTCTTATAACATCTTTCCCAATTAAGTCTTTGATTGTATTTTTCTTCTGGTCGTTCCATACCTAACTTTTCAAACTTTTGTTGATACCACCATTGTACTTCTTTTAATTTAGATTCAAGATACTTACCCACCTCTGAAGTATTCCAAGTATGGTGTAAAGCTGATTTTGTCGCTGGGTTAGGGTCAACAGGATAAACCGAAATCGCTAACATATCTAACTTTGATGTAGCTTCAACAACTCTGTTTGTAAAATTTAAACCATTGGTAACCATAGCTAACTCTTTAACAACACCACTTGATTTTATGTAATCAATCATCTTACCAAGGTCTCGGTGTAGTGTAGGTTCACCACCCATAAATTTCAATCGTTCTAATTGTAAATCCAATCTCTTTAGATTATCTATAACCGAAACAACATCATCATATTTCATCGATTCTGAAATATTTTTTCCAACTCCATTATTCCACGTATAATCTAAAACACAACATTCTGTACAGTGCAAATTACAATAATCTGTAATGTATAAGTCAAAAACACCTTTTAATAAATACATTTACTTTACTAATAGTTTTCTCGGTATCCAAACTATTTTACCCATTTCATCAACACCTTTAACTTTCTCATTATGTTTCTTGGTATTGTACTCATTTTCATCTACCCTAACGGTAGTGCCTTTGTATATCATTCCCTCTATTGTAGGGAAATCAAATTCAACTTTTACCTTCATACTCACCAAACTTATCCATCAACTCTTCGGGATTCAACGGATAGTATAAGTTAAATTTCTTTACTAACGCATCTGGATCTTGTACCCCAACTAAAGTTTCTTGTACCTTATCATCTTGTATTATTTTTATGGATGGTACAGAACGTATTTGATAACTTTCAGCTAGTACTGGATCCTCATCTACATCTTGAAAGTAAACTGGAAAACCAGCCTTCTCAAGTGATTCCATAAACGGTTTAAATTGTTTACAAGGACCACACCACTTTGCACTGAAATATATGAATTTAATATTATCCATTTATTTACTCCATCTGATTACATTTATTGTTTGTGTTGTTGTTTCTGTAGCGTATGGAACTACGATTTCCAAATATTCCTTTTCAATTTTTTTCTGAACTGCTTGTGCTTGTATATGATTTTCATATTTAACACCAGTTCTTTTTTCGAAAAGTTCTGCTACTGTTTTTTTATTTCTTCTATGTTGTTTACTCTTGGCCATTTTCTTCCGCAGGTTTATCAACTAAGTCTTTTTTCTTAGCATCTTTTTCTTCTTTGATTTCAGCTATGAATTTCTTTTTCTTACCACCATCGTATTCATAAGCGTGACCTTCATCAATGAGTATCTGATTTACACTCTTTAATCCATCTTCTGTTTCCACGAAAACTTCACCTAATACTCTACCGAACTTACCCGTTCCGTGTGAAACAATTTTAAAAGTACCAGATTCTAATAACTCTTTATTACGAGCTTTAGCAGCTAATCCTTTTTTCTTCTCTTCTAAATCACGAGTCCTACTTTCCCAAGTATCAATACCCATATATCTAATTCGTTTTTTTATTTTCAAATCGAAACCTAAATCGATATAAGCATCGATTGTATCTCCATCCAAAACTTTTACTAATGTGCCATTGTATTCAAATGAGGCTGGTTTTTTTGCCATTTTATTTCTCCGATAAATTTATATTAATAAGTATATCATTAATAATTATTCACCACACTTACTATATGATTTCTATCTTCTTTTGATAACCACCAACCAACTGGTATATTTAACAATCTACTTTCAAAATAATCTAACCCATCTAAACCATCTCTTCTAAATTCTTCCATACAAGTATATTGGTCATTTCTAATATGTACTACATCAGAAGCGATACCATTATCTTCTAAATACTTTTGAAATTTTTTCTTATCCTCAACCAATACTGAATAAATCCAACTTGAAGATTTAGATTTATCACTTCTTTCAAGTAATTCTACTTTAGGATTATTAATATGTTTATCATAATATAACCCATTCTCTATATGCCTATCAATTAATTTATCAATGTATTTCATCTGTTCAATACCAATACAAGCATTTACATTATTCATATGCAATTTATATCCCGCTTCTTTAATATCTTGTTCCCATCTTGAAGCAGATTTAAATTGTCTATCTAACCCAAACCATCTAATCTTTCTAACTCTTTTGATATCTTCATCACTTTTACAAACAAGAGCTCCACCATCAGCAGTAGTTAAATGTTTTACCGCTTGAAATGAAAAACAAATATAATCTCCGTGATTTCCAATTTGCTTATCATTATATGTAGCTCTTAATGCGTGAGCGGCATCTTCAATAATTTTAACGTTATGTTTTCTTCCGATTTCACATATCGTATCCATATCACAAGGTTGTCCAGCCCAATGAACTATAACAATCGCTTTTGTTTTATCTGTAATTAAACTTTCAATTGATTTAGGATCTACATTACCTGTTTTTGGATTTATATCTGAAAATTTTAATACAGCTCCCATATTAATAAATGGAACATTAGTTGCCATACAAGTCATAGCAGTTGTGATTACTTCATCACCTGGTTGAACATCACACATATGTCCTGCCAACCAAATCGCTGATGTACAACTATTCACTAAACTTACATTTGGATTTCCAATGTACTCACCAAATTGTTTTTCAAACTCATCTGAATATTC